CTGAAATTCATTATATTATTTCTGAAAACTATGTTGTTTTTCTCTCTTGAATTAGACATATCTTATATTCTGTCTGATTCGCCCCGGCATTAAAAAGCCATTGAAATAAACGAATAGCAGGTAACTAATAAAACTAATTAGCGTTTTACTCGTTGTGTCTAATTGATAACTATAAATCAAAATTAGACATGGCTTTATCTCGTTGATCTTGTCTAATCCCAATGTACCTCAGCGTAATTGCAGGAGATGAATGATTAAATAGATCCATGAGCATTGCCACGTCTTTAGTCTTTTTGTAGTAATGATAGCCAAATGTTTTTCTCATCGAGTGGGTGCCAATGTTTTCAATCCCACACTCGATAGCTGCGGTCTTCAATATCCAATCGACTGTCCGCCTGTCCAGTGGTTTGTTTTTTCCGATGCGACTTTGAAACAGATAATGATGCAGTGGCATATCTTTGATGTACTCTCTGACTTCTTTCTTCAGAGTCTTTGTCATCTTTAGCTGTTTCCTTTTTCCAGTCTTCTGCTCTTTTATTTTGATATACCAACCTTGCACATCTTTTACTCGTATTCGCAGTATGTCGCCTACACGCAATCCGGAATTTATGCCAAATAAAAAGAGCAAGTAGTTTCGCTCATTCCATTCTCGCAGATATTCCTTCATGGCTTGAATATCATCCTTATCCCTAATTGGGTCCACAATGTTCATCGACTCACCTCCTTCCAAGGTAAAATAAAAAGCCAGCTTGTGCTGACTTGGTTGATATTAAGAGTACAGGATTCGAACCTGTGACACGCCAGTCATAACCCGACCGCTCTACCAACTGAGCTAACTCCTAACCCGTTTCATAAGGATCCATCGGTTCGGTTTTACCCGATGATATAATTTTACCACCTTATTTTTAAATTTTTTCCACACTTTCGACTGTATTTTTAACTTTTTTCCAAATTAATATTAATCTTAGTGTTCACAGATAGTTCATAGATTTTCTTTTCAAGACCACTAAAGAATGGCTCGATCACTTCCTTGTAGGCAAGAGACTTACTACAGTGCAAGTATTTGATTGATGCTCCTTCCACAGTTAGAGTCCCATCAATGTATACTTCTTTGATTGCAGCCCATTGTTTTTCTGGTGTCAAAACTTTGATGGTGCTGATTGCTTCTCTGAGCAATTCGAGACGATGCAGTTCTGGATCTGATTCTTTCTTGATGATATCAGCCAGAGCTTTTGGAGTCATTACCTTATTGCTTTTGATTCCTGTATTTGGATCTGTTGGTTTCCAAGGTACTTCAATTTCTTCGATTCGTTCCTTGATTTCTTTTTCAAATGGATACTGCTTCAATGCTAGGATTAAATATCCATATCTGCTTCTTAAATTCATTCATTTGCCTCTTTGACGTAGACTTCCACAATTCCTTGTAAGCCTAAACTCTCACGGTAAGCAAGTGCGTCATGTCTGTTTTCAAATTCTTTCTCAATATATTTTGCTGAATGTTTCGGGTCCTGCCATCTCAAATGGCCGTGATACCTTCTGACTACATATAATTTCATTTCCTCTCCCTGTTTTTTAACGCTATCACACCAGCCCAGATCAAGCCAGAGATCCAGACTGCTGCGAATAGTAAATAAATAAAGTTTTGTAGATCCATCATTTCTCCTCAAGTTTCTTAATTTCCCACTCAACCTGTTCTTTCCTACGGTTTAAGTCTGAAAGTTTCTGTACTTCGATCGCTTTTTTAATAACTTCAAGCCGTTCGATTTCTTCTTTAAACTCAATGAGTTTATCTACTTTTCGTGCGAAATCTCCGAAATTTTCTGCCCAGTTATATTCTTCCCAGCCGAACGTTCTTCTCAAATTCTCGTTTTTGATCATTAAATTTATCCATCAATAACTTATTAAGATAGGCTTGCACAATCAGGATATAAATTGACATTCCAATCACTAACGATGAAATTACAATCATTCCCCAAAACATTAAATCTTTCATTGTTCAACTTCCTCCTTTGGTGGTTTTGGATAACTCATCCAAAATACTGTGTCTTCATCAGTGTTCTCAAAACCAATTCCTTCTCCATAATCGATCCAGATATCAGTGTATATATTTTGTGTTTTTGGATTGTATACAAGAACTTCCTCGTCAATTTCTGGAGTCTTGCCTTCCCAAACAAATTCAATACCACCATTAAAATATTCCTTTTCATCTTCAGCAATATTCCTTGTTGTTAACTTATTCCATTCATAAAGTGCCACAGTTATGTCTGATGTTCTTTTTGTAATAGCCATTTTTCCCTCGCTTTCACACAACAAACCCTACTTATCCCATATCATTTTAGCTACCACTAAAATCAAAATAGAAATTACTAGATCAGCTATTGCGGGCAGAAAGACATAGAACCAGCTCCAAGAGATTACACCTAACAATTTCAAAGCTATTAATAATAAAGTTAACCAACTAATAAATCCCATTATTTCACCTCTACTCTTTCTCCTGTGAATTTGTTTTCAAGATATCTAAACAGTTCATATTCTCCGTTGTTATACGAATAAACTGCCGTCGTTGTCTCTTCCCACTGACTTTTAGTGTATGGATATCTGTTTGGTCTCATCTTTCTACCTCTCAATCTTTATCTTTTTTAAAGAACTTATAAAAAATTACTGACCAGTATGATGTCCACATAAGTAGTGATAGAGACCTAAGAAACTGTTCTAATGTCATTCCGCTGCCTCCTCAATCTCAATTCCTGTACAATCAAACACCCAGCCAAACCCAGCTTTATCAAGTTCTTTGATGGTGTGTTTTGCACGATAACGGTCGGATTCTTCAGGCCCGCTGAAAAACCATTTAGAGTTATCCACATCGCATTTCAAACACCCATTAACAGCACTTATACCCTTCACCTTCACGATATACCGTTTCTCTTTTTTGACTGTGTAACCATTGACCCAAGCTTCTGCGAATATATCCACGTTTTCTAACTCAAGCCAATCATCAACCGTACCTCTTGGTGCTTCGTTGATCGCACCAGCGATGTTATACCCGTCTTCTTTTGCTTGCACGATCCAGTCGGCAATAAAACGTGGGATCATTACTTTCTGTGGTTCATCTAACTGCTTAAAGTCTTCTATAACTCCGTTGATCGTAACGATTGGAAAAGCATAAAGCTTTTCAAAAAGATCCTCGTACTTTTTAATTAATTCCTGCTTTTTCATCCTTCCACCTCCTCAACTTCAAACAACGGGCTGTTAAATACTTCCCCAAATCCAGCCTCTTCTAGTTGTTTGAAGGTGAATTGAGTAGCTAATTCTCCCAAAGAAAAGAATAGTCTCTTTTCCAAACTGTTATAAAATAGCGGTTGCTTTGTTGTTCTCATTTTTACTGTATACCGCCTTTCTTTTTTGACATCGTAACCGAATTGGTGCATATTAACAAGCGTTTGGAAAGGTTCTGTGTGGTTTTCTACCAACCATTCTTCAAATTCGCTCAAATCGCCTTCTTCGTAGTCACTAGGGATTAAATCGACAGCTCTGAATAGATTGGTTTCAAAATCATCTTTGTTAGCTTCATACCAATCCGCCACAAATTGCGGGACTTGGACTTTCTGCGGTTCGTCTAGTCCCCGTAAATCTTCTAAAAAAATTAGACGAGCGATTTCTGCTCCTGGATCCTTACATACACCTTCAAGCTTTTCGTATTTCTCAATTAACTCCTGCTTATTCATTTTCACACCTCTTCAACTTCCATACCTTCGCAATCGAATACCCAACCTAAACCTAATTCTTCAAGATCAGATTTTGTAAAATTAGATCTAAAACTTGGATCGAAATGTGGACCTAGTTCATCATTAGAAATGTATTGTTTAGTAGATTTACACTTAACTGTATACTTTGGTTCTTTTTCAACTGTGTAATCATTTGCCCAAGCTATGGCAAAGGTGTCTTGATTGCTTATGTCTTTTAACCAAGCGATAACCTCATCGCTATTTTTGGCATAAAGTCTGATCGTAGCTGTCTCCAATGCAGAACGTATGCTACGTCTATCTACCAATTGAGCCTTGAAAATCCAATCACCTATAAAATTAGGAACTTTTACTTTTTGTGATTCGTTTATTTTTTTAAGATCACTGATAAGATTATGAATATCGACCTCGTTCGTAAAATTAGATATTCTTTCGCACCTTTCTATAAAATCACTTAAATTCATTTTCTTTCTCCTCATCAAGGGGGAATAATCCCCATCACCTTAGTTTTCCTTTTTCTTCAAAGTAAATGCCAGTGTAGCCATTGAGATACCAAGTGCCACAAGTGACAATCCAAGATCTGATCCAGTTGCAGGCAAGACTGCTGGGGCATTGTACACTTCAACCGGTTCATTTTGCTTAACTTCGCCCTGGTTCACCACTACTACTGTTTCCTTTTTGGTTTCGGCTTTAGGAGTTGGTGTATTTGGCTTGTCTTGTTTTGGTTCTGGGTTTGGTTTAGGTTGATCTGCGTTTGGTTCTGGTGTTGGCTTCACTGGTTCATCCGGAATTTCAAGCTCTGGCAACTCAAGCATAGGTGCTTCATTCGGTACCACCCCGCCAGACCATTCTGGCTTATCCAACACAGGAGCTTCATTCGGTACAGTTCCAATAGGCTCTGTGTATTCTGGTTTTTCTCGCACTTCTGGAATTCCAGGGATTCCTCCCTCAAATTCGGGAATTTCAACTTTTGGAGACTCTTTCGGGATCTCAAATGCTGGTTCTGGTTTATTCTCACCAGATGCATCACCTTTACCACCGACTAGATGAGCTGAACTCTTAGAAGTAGCCCCGTCATTTTCTGCTTTCAATTCCACTTTGTTTGTTGGATTGGTTGAATCTTTAACCGCATTTGTCAGCTTGGTCTTATACCAGATATAGACCATGCGATCCAAGCGGTCCATTGTGATTTCAAAGCCATGTTCAGACTTAGACATTGATTTAATCAAGTCCATTGCGCTTCCCTTATCAACCCACGGATCAATGCTGTCCACATAGTTCATGACGAAGTAGTCATCAACCAATTTCTGATTGTCGCTCATTTCGTCAATCAATTTAACGTAGTTCAATGTCTTACGTGCATAATTCAAGCGAATCGTCCAGTTAATTGTCGTAGGGTCTTCCTTGTCTTGACTGCCCCATTTCGAGATTAATTCATCTTTACCGATCTCTTGCTCTTTGCCGATTGTCGCAGATACCACTGTACCGTTGAAATTGACTGTGACAGGCTTGCCACTTTCAACCTTATCGGTCCATTTGGCATCTAATTTTAATGACATTTGCTTGTTTAGTGGATGGTTAGCAAAATAGTCATTAAAGACTGTAGTCACCGTTTGACTTGCTGGATCAGTCGAAGCCTTACCGACCACGTTGTTGTCTGGATTGGTTACATCAAATTCGTAAGCCGTCTGGAACGTGATTTCTTCTGGTAAGTTAAATGTAACTTTGTCGCCTTGATTGATTTGCATATCGTCTGGAAAATGCACGTTTTTATACTCTACGGTAAAACCTTGGTACTTCCCTGTACCTTTGCTTTGGTCAATCACGACTTCTGGGTTCTCTACTCGGATAATGTCCCCATCTTTTGCAAAACTTGTTGCATTGCTTCCTCGGCTTGGATCTTCTTCGTCAACTGCTCGATCTCCTTCGATGTTTCCAGGATTTCCTTCGTGTTCTCCCTGCGCACTTGAAACAGTCGCTTCTGTTGCGCTTGTGCTGTTTCCAGTTTCCGCTGTAAGTCCGATGCTATCTTTTGTGAGATCGCCATTAAATTCATCTGCTTTCACTCCTCCTGCTGTCGCTACCGTTGCCAATACTGCTGCTGTCGTTAAAATAATCTTTTTGTTCATTGTTTTTCTCCTTTTGTTTTTAGAACGGCAAATCACTTTCATCAATGTCCATCGGATTTGCATAGTTAGGTGGCATCTGTTCTGTCATGCTATTCTGGTTGGCAGTATTATCACGCTTTTCCAAAATTTGGAAATTCTCTGCGACTACTTCAGTCACATATACACGCTTACCATCATTGCCTTCATAACTTCGAGTTTGGATTCTCCCTGTAATTCCAACCAACATTCCTTTTTTGGTCCAATTACAAAATCTTTCTGCTTGCTCTCTCCACATCACGCAGTTGATGAAGTCTGCATCATATTCGCCATTTGCATTTTTGAAATTTCGGTTGCATGCAACATTAAATTGTGCTGTTGCGATATTACTCGGTGTATAGCGTAGCTCTGCATCTCTGGTTAACCGACCAATAAGGGTCACATTGTTGATCATTATTATCCTCCCACATTATTCATTTCGGCAGCTTCCTTAACTGCTTCTGCTTTCTTTCGTTCCTGCATTTGGTACTCCCGATTTAATTTGTTTAGGATTACCTCTTGTGCAGTGTTTTGTTCCGCCAATCTTTGAATACTTAGTTCGTGTTCCTGGACAGTCCACTGCATATCCTTGATTGTTTTTTCTTGTTCAACTAATCTGGAGTTGAGATTGATAGCAATCACCAATGTAATTCCTGCTAGTAATACCAAGTTGATAATAAGCCAGTCGATTTTACGTTTCATCTTCGATTACCCTTTCTAATTTTAGATGTCCTGCATTTCGTCCCTGTTCGTTTAAGTGGATGTAATATTTGAGTAATGCGCTATCTTTTCCAGTAATTCTGCTCAATTCTTTTAAAGTCCCTGTACAGATATACTTATCACGATCATATAGCTTATAATCAGCAAGAATTTCCGGATCACCCATCAAAGTTTTTTCCTCAATGCCAAAATACTCGCACAATTCTTGGACATGATCAGGATTGATGTCATCCTTAGTGATCCATTCTTGTATCGTCTGTTCACCTCGATAAAGATTTCTAGAGAGTTCTTTACGAGTGAGACCTTTCCCCAAAATCAACAATTGCAGTTGCTGACGAAAGTGATCCATTTGATTTTTCGTATAATGTCTCATAACTTTCACTCCTGCTTAACAATCGCTGTCTTTTCGAGATCTTCACGCTTCAGATCTGCGATGAGCCAGTCTAAGTACTTCTTTGCCTTGTTTAGATCTTCCAATCCGTTTTTCTTTTGATAACGTAAAAGATACTTGATGACATTTCCCCAATAAAATCCTCGGACTTCTTTTGGGCCTCCAGCAAAATTGCGAATAATGTCAATTGATTCAAGACCATATTGCCCACAGTAGTGATTAGGTTTATTTACTTTGTCAAAACCATTATTTAAAATTTCTTCTGTCATTTTAGTCGCTCCTCCTTAATCCAAACACCATCCACTAATTTTCCTGTTCGATCCTTGATTTCCTCATAAGCGATATTCAAACACTCAACGAAGTCATGATGTAGCAATGCTGAAATTCGCATCAACTCATAAACAACATTTTTCAATTGATATGATTGTCGGTTGAAATAAGCTGCCAATGATTGGTCCATCATTAAGACGAAATAATCTTCTGACTTTGCTGCATTGGAAAATACGAATGTATTATTTTCTGGGAAAATCTCTTCTGTTTTGATTTCTAACTGTAACGTCAAACCGATTAATACTACAGTGATGTCTCCGATGCTATCTTTCGTGACTTCCTCATCGTTTTCTGCCAGTCCTCGTGATAATTCACCGATCTCTTCATACAATTTCAAAAATTGCTTGTTTGGATCCTGTGTTTGCAAATTCCGGTCATAAAACCATCGCTGAACTTTTGCGATTAAATCTTTTAATTGTTTGTTTTCCATCAATATCTCCTGCTTTCTGTATCCTCTGGGAATTTAAAAATATGTTTGC